TTTTGCTTGCGGGTTGCCGGCGGCAACCTTCTGTCAGTCTCTGCTGCCTGGAGAAACAGGTCGTGAAGCTGTTCTACGTTCATAGAAATACGTCTCCCAGTGATCGACAAACTTGCGCTGTTGAAACGGCCCCATATGCCAGTAGGCTTTCCGAATCTCTTTGTATCGGTCGAGGCTGTGCATTTCCTGCAGCGAGGCAAAGACCTTTTGCTGCCTGACCAGGAACTCATTCTTCTTTTGTTTATCGACGGCAGTGCGGTAAGGGTGTTTCGCCCTTTTCGCTACGCGGCCTATAAGCTGTTGAACTCGTTGCCTTTGCAACTTTTGGCTTGACGGATTTTCGGGCCTCGATAAAATCATGGCTTAAGCAATCTCCCTGCTTACGCGCTCTCAACAGCGCTTTTTTTAATCAAGATTTTTGGTTCTTAGATGGCTTTGGTGATGGCCTTTGCTTAGGGTCATTAACAACGCCATATATAGCTGTGGCGCGGGCTTGCGTTCCGAATCGCAGGCCGCAGACACGGCACTCGTTAGGGTCAACCAGGGCTGTTTCGCACTTGACGCACTGGCCCAGCTTCTCCCGCTTGTCCATTATTCCATCGCCTGGCTCGATCATCCTGCTGCCTTCACACTCGCCAAACGCGATAGTTTTTTTCATCGACCCTACGCATCGAAATGTTAACGCCAGCAGAATAAGCCGCCGCCGCGAGTCCGTTTTTGCCCGTTACTGGCCACAAAAAACTGTCGCCTACTTCAAGCTCTTCAAGCCATGGGTATTTTCTTCTGTCCTTGCGGCGCACACCCTTCTCTATTTTTGGCTTGGGATATGTCTCGTCCATTTGGCGTCCCCTTGTTTCTATGCAGCCCTCACAACTTGCAGCCGTGGCACAAGCTGGTCTGCTAGTTGCTCTCTGAGATAGTCCAGCGTCAGGGTGCCAACCTGTCCCTGTAGGTAGCTTGGCAACGCCAGGTGCGCTGCATCAATGCTGGGGAAATACTTTGACTGATGGCGCCGAACTGGCACGCCGTATAGCTCAGCTATGTAGAACACGCCGCGTCCGTCAGCGATGAGCCGGCTGATCTCACGGTCGGCATCTGCCAGTGCCTCATCCCTGGTCATAGCCACTTGACCACCGTGTCGCCACGATGCCCCCGCTCCCAGACAAACCAGGCCAGCGCCATCATGCCGCCTGGGCCGTCGCTGTAGTCATCACCATTCTTCATTAGGCTTTGCCGGCTTGAAAAAACGTGAACTCTTGCCGGCGGCGTATGAGCAAAGAAGGCTTTGCGTTCTACACCTTCAAGAAACTGCAACTTCAACAGCATCGCCACCTTGCGGCTGGCCAACTGCGTAGCGTGGGCCACCATTGGCAGCGCCAGCTTGCCGTAGGGCGGGTTGGTCACAATGTTCTCGCAGCGCTGCGTTTCCATCAAAAAGTCAACGCGAGGCGTGCCGTAGCCGCGATCAACCAGATCTGTGCTTTGCACCTCATAGCCTGCAGCCGATAGCACTTCAGATATATGCCCCTGCCCACAGCACGGCTCCCAAATCCTGCCGTCGAACTTTTCAACAGACAGCAGGGCTTCTGTGCTTGCGGCAGGGGTGGCGTAAAAGTCATCTTTCTGCCGGTCGCCGCGATCATTTACGCCAATCAGCTTCATGCCGGCTTGCAGACTTGCGCTGGTCATACGTCTTGCTCATGGATCTGCGGCCCTTTGAAAACGTGCCGGCGATGATAGTCCATGAAGTTCTCTCGCGCCCTGGCCTCACGCTTGGCTTTCTTTATGGCTTCCTTGCGTGACTGTTGAAGCGTTCTCAACGCCGTTGCGCTGTACGTCTCTGTGAGAGGTGGCGGGATGCGGATGCCCTTCACCTTGCACTTGTCGCCACCACTAAGCCAGGCACGCATGGCCGGCTCTCCAATGGCTATGAACATTTGTGAACTCCACGCTTTTCCAAGCGGTTTTGTGATCTCGCGTGAAATCATGAGGCGGCGCTGTTCGTCAAAGGAGATGTAGCCCTTGTCAAACAGGTGGTCGATGTCAGCCCGCAGGAACAAGCCGTTTGCATTACAGACGGCCTCTTCCTCATTGACACAGTGATCGAATGGTTTGATGTGCGAGGCTTTCAAAGCAATGCGTGAACCAGTCAACTGACAGACGCGCTGCCGGCGCTCCAACGTCGCCCTGAACTCAGATCGCAATGCTGACTTTTGGTTGCCGCTCAGACTGCGAGTGAAGGCTGAGACAAACCCATTGTCTGGGTGATCTACGCCGAGGCGCTTCAGCTCACTGGCCAGCGTGGCACCTTGCTCAGCCCGCTCAAGCGTCTTCATCTTCTTCTTCCTCTGGCAGCTCAACGTGGCCTCTGCCCTCGCAGACAGGACACTGGCCAAGCCCTGTAGTCAGGTCGCCGCCGCGCATGTAATCAGGCACAGCGATCTCGACCTCGCACTCGCCCTGGGCATCGCAGTGTTCGCACTCCAGCACCTCACGCCACTCCCCTGGCACCGTTGAGATGCGGATCTTCCGCGCCAGCATGGTGCTGAAGCCCCTAGCCATCCTGGCCCCGCAGCAGAAGGCAGAAGTCATCCAGGTCAAGCACCACCAGCTCAGGCTTGCGGTCAGCCTTCAGCACCAGCGCATCAGCGCCTTCCATCCAGTCATAAATTTGCTTGAAGCCGTTGGCGCGGCATTTGACCTCCAGCTCCCACTGGTCAACTGGCAGCGGGTCACCCTTGCGGATCACCAGGTCGTTTTTGATGGCGGCACCGCCTGACAGCGGGACGCGGTAGCAATCCAGGCCGTTAGCTTCCAGCTTCTTACGGATGCTGTTCTCGGCCCTGTAGCCTTTGTCGCGTGACGCCTTACCCATCGGCCTGCATCGGGAAGAAGTCGTTAGGTGTGACCTTCCCGCCAGTCAGGTTGATGATGCGCTGCATATAATCTGGGTTTGGCACAGACCGCCTCGGATCATCGAGGGGGTGGCACCAGCGCGTGACAGTGATGGTCTGAGGCACACCAAGCTGACGCGCCAGCAGCGATTTCGACCAACCCTGTTCATTTCGCCATTCATCTAAAGTCATGCAGCAGACATTAACGTGCTTGACGTTTGATGACAAGGTAGCTTATTGATGATTTATCTTATCATCGAGCGACAGGGTATCTACCATGTTACTAATGCAGAACAACCTTGAACATATGATCCGCGCTGTGAACATGACCAAGCGCGAGGTAGCGGCTTTGAAGGGCATCACGCCTGAGAACTTGTCGCGCCAGGTCAATGGCCATACGAACATCACCCTGCGTGATGCGGAAGAATATGCCAAGATTTTGGACTGTCTGCCTGAAGAAATCATGTTTGCTACAAAGCCCATCAAGCTGCTTGCAGATTGGCGATTGGATGACAATCAACAGCCTTATATCGACTATGAAAGCGCCGACGATAAGGTGGTTTTTATCAACCAGTATTATGCCAAAGACACAGCCTGTATCCGCGCTCAGCTTGGCCCAGACAAACCGTGGCAATTTGAGATGTGGGACGGTCAGCTTGAAATAATCGACTTTGGGCCTGCCAATCGTGGCGAGGTGTCAAAAGAGTGCATCCAGAACCCCTGTTATGCGCTAAGCGAGAACGGTAAATTGATGTGGGGGCTGCTATATCCACAGCCTGGCAACGTATACACAATTTATGCTAATTCGGCTAAAGGCTTCGACAATGCTGAAAACATAAAGCTCAAGTGGGCCTGTCCTGTCATCTCTGTGATACGCCGGCCAGAGCTTATGGGAGTGCGGGTTGTCGACCAGTCGAAACTTGGTGGTTAATAAAAAACAATATTAGGACTTGTCGATATACGACAAGGCGTGTTAAGCCTCAAGACAAGGTGATTGTCTTGGGGTTTTTCTATGTCCTTCCCATTTGCGCCCACCTGGGCCACTGAAAAGCATTATTTTCATCATTCCAACCCGGAATCCCGCCCTGTTTGTAAAACTTTTTATGACAAATGCGTCGTGCGCCCGCTTCTCAACCGTTGCTGGCAGATACTCAAAGACGAAATCGTAGGCGACAAAGAATACGCTAGGCAGATCATCAAGATCTTCAAAGACGACAACGCCAACATGGCGGCTGGTCGCATCACGCAGGACATTGCCAACAAGCACCTTGTCGATGACATGACGTTTGATGAAGCGTTGCGTCACGGCATGGCGGCAATGGATGAGTATCAGCCGCGTGAT